AAGCCGGTCCGCCACCATGTCGTCGGTCGCTTTGTCGAGATCCAACAGGGCGCCGAGGGCGTGCAAGTGTCGGTCGGTGATCTTCGTGGTGACACGCTCGGCGGCGCGTCGGGATGTGTCAGGGTCGCCGTGACGGTGATAGCGCCACGGCTGGTCGTCGGTGTTCATTGCTGTGCCTCCTCAGCAGTAGTTACCGGACATGAACCACGGTGACCAAGGGCACCGATACCCGGCGTTGATTGCTTCTTGGTAGATCAGTCGGCCGATCAGCAGGTTGATCGCCGGGTTCAGCAGGCTGTTGCGTGTGTAGCCGAGGTCGGTGACCATGTGCCGCCATGTTGCCCAGTTGACTTGGACGAGGCCGTAATCGTTGGTCGGTGACACGGCGTCAGACTGACAGCGTGATTCGTTGTACATCACCCGGTCGAGTGTGGGCAGGGTCTCAATCGGCCAGCCCATTGACACGGCGGTCGGCCACCACTCACCACACAGCGCGGCATCGACTCCGGGCAATGTGGTGGTGGTGGCCGTGACCATGATGACTCTGCCATGCGTCGTCGTGGTCCTTACCGGCGCCGTGGAGGCAACCGATGGCGCTGTTGTTGAATGTAGTTCGGCGACCCATTCGGCCTGCATCGTTTCAAGTTGTTCAACGACGACAGGTTCTGGCGGCAGTTTGCTGGCGCCGTAGATAGGTAACGCTGTGAGTGTGATCCAAAGCAGAGCCTTCATCTGCCACCTCCAAGGTTGTCGGGTGATGGCAGTATGCCGATTATCGGCAGGCTCTGTCAAGCAATACCTAAAGCGCCTGCGGTGATCGGCCCTGCGATGCCGTCGGAAACTAGCCCGGCGTCTTTCTGGAACTGGCGTACACGCTTGTCGGTGTTGGCACCGAAATCGCCATCGACGACGATCGGTTTGCGACCCGACGAGTTCTTATAGCCCTTGTCGGCGAGCGCCTGTTGCACCTTCTTCACGTTGTCGCCGCTGTCACCAAGTTTCACAGTCTGCCAGCCTGACGGCTTCGGCTTCGGGGCGCTTGGAATGTCGCCAGCGGTGCCAATGCGTGCCTCGACGGTGCGATCGTCGGCCCATGCTTCAGCCGTGGTTTCGATGTGGAGGTGGTCGTTCTTGCCGCCGGGTGGCCGGTTGATCCAGCCGCGACCTGACTGCCAGTAGCGGCGTGCCCAGTAGTCGTGGATGCGTTGTATGCCGAGCGCGTCAGCGTTCGCTTCCAAGAATGGGATGATGTCGTTCTCGACAACTGTGCGATCGGGGCCGCCACGGTAACTCATGTCCTGTGCGGCGCCGAAAGCGTGGGCTGACCATTTGGTGCCGCCACGGATCACGCGGACGCCGTAACAGCCGAGGTTGGTGAGTCCCCAACGGTTCTCGCAGTAGGCGAGGATTTGTTGCAGGTTCGGTGAACAGCGGTTGTATGGGGCGCCGGGTTTGCGGCCGTCATGCCAGTTTGTGTACGGCATTGTCAGTCTCCTGTGCTGTGTACGGCGTTGTCGAGGTCTTCGTGCGTGATCGTGCCTTTGTCGCGCATTGCGACGGCCAACTGTTGGACGACGCCGAGGACGGCGATGGCGCCTGACATGACCATTGCTTTCCCGGCGTCTACGTCGAGCATGGCTCCGACGCCGACGTTCGGGATCGCCGACGCGATGAACACGGCGATCAAGCGGCTGATGATTTGAGTGATGTTCGGCATGGTTACTCCGATGCGATAAAGAGAAGGACGGCGCATAGGGCGCTCAGTCCGAGAAGTAGGAACGCGTTACGCATTTGGCGGCTCCGGGAACTCTGCGGTCGGGCCGGGTGTCCATGTGGCGGGGAAATCCCTGAGAGCCTGACGGTAAGTAGCCCACGCCTGCCGCTGTTCAGCGGTCAACGGTGAGTCGGGCATCTGTGTCCAGTCGGACATTGTGAGCAGGCGTTGCCGATGGTTCCGCATCATTTCCAACCAATACGCGTCAGTCGGTTCTGCTGGGTCAAGTGGGCCGAGTGATAGGTCGATCATCATGCGAGTGCATACCATCCTTGAAAATAGCCATCGCCCGAGGATGTCCATGTGTCGGGAATCGTGGCATTTACGGCTGCAATACTTGAGTAAGTAGCGACTGTTATATAGGCGTACCAATAGATCTGGTTAGTTTGGGCGAAACCTTGAGCATGGTAAATAGTGCCACCTGTCGGAAGTACCCACCCCGTATGTTGAGGCGCATAAATAGTGCTTGCATTGGCGGTTCCGTAAGGAACATTCATTGTGAGGTGACCTGTTGGCGCTGTATTCTGTAGCGTTGCGTAATAGAAGACGAGATCGTTTATTACCGCATAACGACCAACAGTTGTCGGTGTTGGTGACACATTGTTGAACACCGGTGTGAACGTTTGCCAGTCACCGATCGCGTTGAGGTCGGCGGCGGTCAGCACATCGCCCGGTGAGAAAGCGCCGAGAGCAGTCATACGGTCATCCTAACTTGTTGCCTGAATCCAGTTTGCCATAGTTGCCGTCGTTCAATACCAACAGCGGGCCGTTCGTGTTGATCGGCCCCGGCGCCAAATACAGCGACACATCCCACGACTTCGGGCCGATCGAATGGGCGATGCCTTGCACACGAACGGCACGCCACAGTTCGTCGCCGCCACCGGGCGGCTGGATCGACACGGACACATCGTCAGACAAGTCCAACGGCGCGATCACGTTGACCATCGTGGCCGGGTCGGTCCGCAAGTTGGCGTCGAGTTGTGTGATGCGTGTCCGAGGGTCTTTGGTGCGTGCGAGGAAGTTGTCGCCGATCGACTTGGCGTCGTCAGCGTCGTCGATCAGTTGGGCGTTCAGATTCTGTGTCGCGAGACCGTAGTTTGTGACTGAGGTGGCGTCGGTTGATGTGGTGGTGCCGTCGGCGTAGGCGACGATCACGTTGTTACGGATCGCGTCGATCGTGTGGGCGTCGACTTGGATGCCGTTGTATGGCAGGTCGATGTCGGCGTCGTCGAACAGAGCAACGATGTTTGCTGTGTTCGCTGTGGTGCGTGATCGAAACTCTACGTCGCCTTCCCGGTTCACGAACAGGGAGCCTTGTTCGGCCGAGTCGATCTGGACGTTGTAATAGATCGCGGCTTCTTCTGCCGGTGTGTACGGTCCGACTGTTTGGTCGCCTGTTTCAATGTCGCGCCATGTGGCAGGCCAACCTGCTTCAGTTAGAACACGGTCGAGGCGTGCCGACGATAGTTCTGGCGAATAGCCCAACCCGGCGTTATACATTGACTGGATGTCTGCAACTGATAACGGTGATGTGTAAATGGCAACGTGAGAGGTGGCGTTACCTCTGTTGCTCAAACCCTTCTCAACTTGCAGGCCGCCAGCAAACGCAGAAGGGCTACCGGTTGTTGATAGCGACAGTCGTCGGACTTCGACTGCGTTGAGATAGATGACGAGATCGGTGCCGTCGATCGTCCAAGCGCAGAAGTTTGGGCCGTCAACGGGTGACAAGGTTGTGACGGTCACATAATCTTGGCCGTAGAGACTTGCTCGGGTGGAGTCAAACTGCAATGTGTCTATTTGCCAGACTGCTGAACTGCTGTCCCAGTCGATGAAGATTCTGATACCGATTTGGCTTGTTTCGCCGAACAACATTCCGACTCTGTTGTTTCCAGCGATTTGGAGTTCGCTGTCGAACCAGAAACTGCCTGCGACAATCGACGGTGTGTCCGTCGGCTGATAACTGTAAACCGCGGTCGTGGTGCTGTACGACGATGCACCTGAGGGATATTGAAGCACGACAACAGATCGGTCGGTGAACCCGACGCCGGTGGTTAGGTTGCCACGGTTCAAATAGTCGGGTGTGACGACACGCGATTCGATTGCTGACAATGTTTGCATCGGCCAGTAGCGGTACGGAGACAGCGTGCCAGTTGCTTCCGAAATGGCTGATTGTGGCAGAATCAGATTCGCCAGAATTCGGTTGGCGTCGATGCAGACGACGGCGGTCGTTGCTTGTGTACCGCTCATGTTGTACGCCGTCGGCCAGCCTTGCACGAATCCTCGATAGATCGAGTGCACGGTGCCGGTGCTGTACTGGGCCGTAACTCTCAACTGAACCATCGGGTTCAGATCGCCGTAGTACGGCCCCGAGGTGTACTCAGGGTCATAACTGCGGTCGCTGTTGTCCAGCGTAATTGTTGCAACACCGGGCGAGTAGTTGGAAAACTCTGAGGTGCGGCCGCGCGAAATGTTGACACGGATCACATCGGCGGTGATGTCTGTCCATGTCGGTGTCGTGTCCAGCGGTGTATCACCGAAAGCACACTCGACTGTGATGTCAACGTTGTCGAACAGGGTTGCCATTACCGGACCAACGCCGACGATATTTGGGCGCCACCTGACGCGCCGTAGGTGTTCAACGCTTCGACGATTTGGCGGCCAACTGAAGCGCCGTCGGTGCCCATACCGGCGTTCACCGTGACGTTGTTCACGATGCCTGATGGCGACTGTGACAGGCCGCCCAAGAATCTGAGTTCGTCGCTTGCTGTCGCGCGGTAGGTGTCACCTGCTGAGATCAACCCGGCGAGGCGTTCAGCACCGGCGATGTCGCCAATCTCAATGCGATACAGCAACGTCTTCTCAAGTTCGGCCGGTATGTAGCCCAGTTCGTTTGACAGGGCGCGAACAGCGTTGTAGGCGTCGCGCATGTTCTGTTCGAACTCGGCGCTACCGGGTTCCAGCCCGGTCAGTTCTTCGCTTACCTCAGCGAGTTCTTCTTGAAACTTAGCGAACGCATCTTCGCGGTCGATCTGATCGTAGAACGCCATCAGTTCCCATTTGGCGGTGTCGAATGACACGCCGACCTTCTCGACGGCTGGGATCAGCGCCTGTTCAAGCATGGCGGCCGAAATCTCTGCTTCGATCGTTGATTCGGCAACGCTGTCGGTGAACAGTTGGAACGGTTCGACCTGTGCTTCGATCGTGGTGCCGACGCTTTCGGCGGCCTTTTCGATCTTCAAGAACCCGGCTTCAATCAAAGGAATGTCGGGCACCAGCGGCAGTTTGTTCCATGCCTCGATCATTATGTTGATGCCGTCGACGATCCCGGCCAGCACGATCTTGGCTTTGTCCCACAGGTAGTCGAACAGCCATGTGAGGCCGTCGACCGCTTTGCCGAGGATGTCGAACTTCATTTGAAGTGTGACGACCACGGCAATGATTGCGAGGATGATGCCGATGCCTGTGGCGACCCACAACGCAGTGAACTCTTTCGTTAGAACGCGATTCATCACGGCCGTAATGCCGCTGATGACCGTCCACGCTTTCATGGCGATGTTGGCGGCGACGATGGCCGAGGCGAACAACCCGACGGCTGTGCCGATGCCAATGATGAGGTCGGTGTTCTCGCCGACCCATGTCGCCATTGACTCTAGGTATGGCAACAGTTTCTCGATGATCGGCAGTAGGGCGTAGCCGATTTCTTCGACCGTCTGCCCGAGTTGCACTTGCATCCGTGCGAACTGCCCGGCCGCTGTCTGTGCGTCGTTTGCTACAGCACCGCCGAACGTATCGGCCAAATCGTTCATTATGTCGTCGAACGATGCGCCGTTCTCAATGCTTTGAACAAGGCCGTAGTCGAGTTCTTCAAGCGGTGTCAGTACGCCGGTGAAACCTTCGGCCATGCGTTCAGCAACATCGAACACATCTCGCCCGGTGCCAACGCTGACATCCATGGCAAGGGCTAGAAGTTCTTGGGCTTTGCCAAGATCGTTGGTGTGTCTGACGAGGATGCTTAGCGCAGGCCGCAGTTCATCCGACGAGATCGCTGACGCGAGTTCTTGTGCACGAATGAAGTCAAGCGTGGCGGCTGTCTGTTCTTCGGTGGCTGTGGTGGACGCTTTGATCTGACGTTCTAGTTCTGCCTGTGCACGCTGATCGTCGGCGGCCGCCTTTGCGGAGAACACAGCGCCAGCGGCTAGAGCGCCGAGCGCGGCTGTGGCAGGGACGAACGCTTTTTCTAAAGCGAAGCCGAGTTTCTTGCCTGCGCCCTCAAGTTTCTGAAAGTCAGCAACCGCTTTGTTGACACCTTTCGGTTGCCACTCTGAAACGATGGGGACGGTAATCGCCATCAGTTGCCTCCTTGGTCACGGTTGACGCGGGCTTGGATGGCCTGCTCCATGTCTTTGATTGCGTCATTGACGCGCGCTTGGACTTCGGGCATCTGACGTTCGGCGGCCAGCCATGCGATGCGGCTGGCGTCACGGCCGACCTCACGGTTGATCTTTCTAATCATGGCTTGACCTTGCACGCCGCCCTTAGACCCTCTGCCTTTGCCATTTGCACGGCCAGCAATGTCAACGATTGCGCCGCCTGCGTTCGCATTGACAAGTTTCAACAGCGGGAAAGTCTCGCGATCCTTGTCACGTTTCGTTGGTCCCTTGTAAGACACCTTGATTGAACGGCGAATCGCCTTCGGGTCGTACCCGCCTTTCCAGTTCACCCAGTTACTGAGCGGCGTAGCGTTCGGCACCAGCGATCGGGCCTCTTCCACCATTGGCTTGGCCGCCAGTTTCATCTTGGCGACCGTTGCACGTTTCAAAGCAGGGTCGATCAGTTGCAGTTGCTTCAACATTTGTGGCACGCCGTACACACGAACGCTTGCCAGCGTTTCTAGTGTGATGGGGCTATCTGCCACGGTTCTTCTCCTTCAGTACGTCGACCACAGTAGCAATGTCCTGTAGGTCGAACTCGATGTTCGGAGGCCACCAGCCGACGACAACCAGCAGTTCGGCTAGTTGTCGTCTGACGGTGCCTCTTCGGTAGGGCGCGCCTGATCGGCGTCCTCCACGCCGAGATCTTGCACCTTCTTCACGAAGTCATCAAACACGGCTGGCACAACGATGCCGTTCTGTTTCGATGCTTCGTACGCCAAGAACGCCAGGTCTTCCATCCCGATGCCTTTCGCAAGGTCGGACGACTTCGACTTGTATTTGCGTTCCCATGCGACGATCGTGAACAGGTTTGTGGTGACGGTGTATGGGCCATCACCGAGGTCGACGCGGATGCTCAGTTTCATGGTGTCTCAGTTCCAGTTATGTCAGACGACAGCGCGAGTAAGTGCGCCGCCTTGGATGGTGATGTCAACGGTCTGCAACGCGCCGACGGAGCCGTTGATCGGCGTGAACGACGAAAGGAAGCCGTTCGTGAGGGTGTACACCGGGTTGTCGGCGGCAGGGCTGGAGCCGGTTGCGCCAACAACGGTGTCGAACTTGGTGCCGATCAAGCCTTCGAGCGTTGCCTCAACTTCGGCGGCGCCATACGACAGCATCAGCGTGATGGTGATCTCGTTGGCCTGCAAGCCTGCTGTGTAGGTGCGTGCGGCCGATCCGAACGCCGTGTCTTCAAGCGCCTCGATGGTGCTGGTGACGGTGGCGCTGGTGGCCTGATCGGTGAAGTCGGTGCCGTCGATTTCGACGTAGGGGTTTGACAGGACGGTGGTCGTTGCCATTGGTCAGTTTCTCCTTGCTGAAATGCGAACGGTGAGGTCGTACGCGGGGATCTGTTGTTCACCGATGAGCGCCACCGATGGTCGGCAGTCTGTCACGGCGATCGTGGTCAGTTGATGGATGGTGTCGGCTGTGGTCAGCAGATAGTCGGCGGCGTCCTGATTGCCCGGTGGCGCTGACAGGATGCGGCACACGATGGTCACATCGAGGATGTTGCTGTTGAACGCTGTGGCGGTCGGCAACTCGACGAACACCGACAGCGGTCGGGCGTTGCGCGGGTCGGTGACCACAACTAGCCCTGCGTTCGACAACGCAGTGGCGACGGCGCTGTACGCCGTGGCGAACAGGCCGGTGGCGGCCATTACGCCACCTGTGGGCGGCCGACGCCGAGCAGTTGCTTGATGCGGCCCATCGAGCCGAACGGTACGGCGGTGCCGAGTTGATCGAACGATGCGAACGAGTCAACGCTTCCACGTTCCCGGTAGAGCGTGGCGGCGTACATCGTGGTGCCGAGCAGTACCGATGGTGCTGGTGCCACGGTCGGGTTGTCGCTGTACCCGGCCTCGTAGCGGACCCGGTAGGCGTAACAGTTCGCGGCGGCGACACAGGTGCTAATGAAGGCTTCGTCGTTCGCAGTGGCGGCGGTGATGCCAAGCCATTCTTTCACGGCGTCGTCGTCAGTCCATGTTGGCTCGGCCGTGATGACGGCGTTCGATGGGCTGAAGGCTTCGATGTCGTCTTGGTTGTTGGCCGATGGGAAGGTCACGGTGTCGGTGCCGCTGTCCACGGTGGACAGTTGCCGTACGCCGTCGATCTTGTTGTAGCCGGTGCCGAAGACGGTGACACGCTCACCGGGCACGAACGTGGAGGCGTCATCGAGTACAGCCGTCACCAAATCGTCGGTGCAACTGAGTGTCGTGATGCTTGCCATGTTGTGCCCGGTGAGTCGCTACTGGGGAGGGATCAGACGAACGCGGCCTTGACGTACCTGTCGACATCGAGCATGAGCGTCGAGAAGTACCCGAGCCATGAGATGTCACGGCTACGAGTCGAAGCCGTGTCGACGGACAGGAAGCCCTTCTGCTGTTCGAAGATCTCGAAGCCCACGGTGTCGCCGAGGATCATCGTGCCGCCAGCGGCGTTGGCGAAGTTCGTGTCGACAACGACCTGAAGGCCGAACGCCACAAAGTTCGAAGTGCCGGGCGTCGTGGTGCCGAAGGCGTTCATCGGGCCGACCTGTGGGAACAGGGGGCGTCCTGAGCCGTCTTCCAACTTGCCGAGCGCCTCCCAGTTGACTGCCGAAACGAACAGGTGCGTGGGGAGGTGGCCGCCGTTGCCAGCGTTCTCCAAGATGAAGGCGGCGTTGCTGTACAGCCACGAAAGCCATTCGGTCGGGTCGCCGATGTTGGCTGAGGTGAAGTTGCCGGTGGTGGTGGCCCCGGCGACGAGGGCGTCAGCGGCCACGTTGTCAGTCGTCTGCGCGTACACGCGACCCATGTCCTCAAGGATCAAGTTGATGATCGACGGATCGGACCAGTCCTGGAGTTGTTCTGAGACGCGGACGTAGCCCCCATATGACGCCTTCGTTACCTGGTTCTCTTGAACCTGGTACTCGCCAGCGGTCAGAGTGGCGTTCTCAGCGGACTGCACGCCCATGGAGGTGTGCGTGGACACCGAAGGACGGATGAAGACCTTGCCGCTACCGGGCATCGCCTTGGCGCCGAACGCATCGACGACCGGACGGATGCCGAGGTACGACGAGTACACCGGTCCGACGATCGGCTCGGGCAACACGCCGTCGTTCGATGTGGTGGTCACATCGGGTGCGGCGGCGCGGATCTGATCGTTGATGAGGTGCCAACGGTGGCCGCCTTCCAACGCGGCGGCGATCCACTCGGATGCCGACGGCAGGCTGAACGACTTGGGCTGGGCATAGATGGGGGCCGTGGGCACCACCTCGGCGGCGGCCTCGACCTTCTCGGGCTGATCTGACATTTCGGTAGCCTCCTCGGCTGGGGTTGGGGTTTCGGGTTCGTCGGGAGTGTCCTCCTCCTGAGCGGAGGCGGCGATCTCGGTAATCTTGGCGTCAGCAAACGCCGGTTCGAACACGACGCTCAGTTCGGACCATTTCGCTGACTTGACGACTATGGTGCGGCCGTCCTGTTCAACGTCGATCGGTTCAATGCCGATCGACACCGAGTCGTAGGCGCCCATCTTCAACAGTTCAACAAGGTCGTTACCTGCGGTGGTGCGTGCGATCTCGGCGGTGAACAGCATCCCTTCGGACGTGTCTTCGCGTGCCGTCACCATGCCAATCACTCGGGCCGGGTCGTGTTCGGCGAGAAGGCGTGGCGCCGGGCCGTCAACAGGTAAGGCACCTGCTTCAAGTCGGACACGCTGGCCGGTGGACACGCTGGCTTCGACGCCGTATGGGACGGCGATACCGGAGATGGTGCGCGGTGCGTCGCCTGCGGCGGCGTCCACGCTGATTGCTTGGGCGGTGAAACGGATCATGTGTCTGCCTCCTGACGGACAGGTTCTTCGACTGCGATGCCTTCGCCGAGCATGGAACGCCCAGCAATGTAGCGGTCGACATCGAGTTCAATGTGACGGCCTCGGGGGATCACGTTGTCCATGCTGAATGTTTCTTGGATCGCCGAGATGTATGGCATGGCGCCGTAGATGATGAGATCTTGGCGTGCTTCTTGGGCGTTGGTGTATGTCATGCCGCCGACAGCGAGGCCGACGAGCCAAGGTGGCACCTGGCACACTCGGGCCAGTTCCAGCGCGGCGTGTTCACGGCCCTCCATCAACTGCAAGGTGCTCGGGTTCGATTTGAACTCGACCCATTCAACGTGCTGATTCAATGCGCCGACGGCTCGGGTTTGGCGTGCCTCGGCCCATGCGGCGGCAAGGTCGGCGAGTTCGTCACCGGCCATCGGCTCGCCGTCTTTCTGCTGAAGGTACCCGGCGGCGATCTCCGTAGAGGCGAAACGCTTAGCGGCTTCGTCGAGCCTGTAGGCGGTGTCGATCGCTCGGGCACCGGTCCACAACATTCCGTCGATCGGTGACAGGAACTGGATCACGTTGTCAACGTCGATCGGCACACCGTTGAACAGCACTTCTTGAGAGACGCCGAACCATTCTGGCCCGGCCTGATCCGGTGTGGTCACGTTCTCGTGTGGGAGCCATGTGAACGACGCAGGGAACCCGGTGCTGTACCGGCTGGTCACATAGGCGAACGCCCGGCCCCACAGCGCAAGATCTTTCACAAGGTTCGAAATGAAGAAGTTGCGTGTGACGTTCGGATCGGGCCGAGTGAACCACGATTCGCCGGGAATGTAGATCTTCTCGTAGTCCTCGGTCTCAGGATCCCATTGGAGGGTGTACTGACGGAGATCCAAGCCACCGATCGTCGAGGTGATGAGGCCGAGCGCCCGACTGACGGTCGGGATAGACAAGGCGCGCTGTACACCAGCCCCGACGGAGTACTGATACAGCGCGCCGGGTCTGCCTGCTCCTCCTGCGGCCGCCTTGACAGCCTGAGACGCGCCGAAGGCGGGCGCGCTCTTGGTGCGAAACAGACCCACGGCGCGGAGGATATCAGGGTTGTGTATAACTTTGTGGGATTATCTGGCAATACCGATCATCGGCTTACGGACTGCCGAACTTGGGGCGGCGGCCAGCCCGGCGGCGGCCACCATGCACCGTGCCATTTCGATCGGCCCCGGCGACTTCTGTGACGACAACGTGATCGTGGCGCCGGTGCGGCCAGCCACGGCACGGTTGACCTGTTCGGCTAGGGACATTTGTCCCGAGTGCACAAGGCGGCGCTCAAGGATCATGTTCCTGACGATCGAGGTGTACAGGTTCATCTCCTGTGTGCCGAACGTCACCATTCGTCTAGACAGATCCAGCGGGCAAAGTGCGGCCAGTCCGGGCGTGAGTGCAAGGCGTGTGGCCTTGTCCTCCATCGCCCGGTGGATCTCAGCCCACATAGCGTCGGCCGATTCCACAACGAACTCTGTGGCTGTCTGCAAGGTTCCATCGGGCCTCGGGGCGACACGAACACCAACGTAGCGCAGATCGGTCAAGTCAGAGTCAACAGCGAGCACGCCACCTTCGGGCATCGGCTCCTTGACAGCGAGCGACTGCCAATGGCCTGCTGGGAGCCACGACGCCGCCGCCGAGATCCACACATTGCAATGCGCTCTGTGGAAGGCTTGCCGGTTCGGTGTCTCAGCCATACGGCGCAGACGTTCCACGGTGATCGTCGTGCCGAGCGCCGGGTTAGACCATGCCCACGTTGCAGGGTCGTCCAACTGGGCGCCAGGTGGCGGCGACCACTCAGCGAAGTACAGCGAAGATCGTTTGCCTTGGTCGATCGCATGGATCGCCTGCTCGCGCAGTTGAAGCATCACCTTCGACGACTCGTCACCGGCGGTCGACCACATCGACATCAACGGATTCGGTCGGGCCGTCATCGTCGGCCGGTAGGCGTCGAAGATCACTTCGGGGCCGATGCTCCAAATCTCATCGAGACACACAAGATCAGCCGAGGCGCCGTGGGCGTTCTGCGGTGTCGCCGCCGTAACGTGCCATCGGGTGCCATCAGCGAACTCGGCGAAGTTGCGGCCATATGACCAGTTGATCTTCGCGCCGTGCCGGGCCTCCAAGATCGGCGCCAACTCTTTGAACAGCGAGAACGCCCGGTCAAGTTTGTGAGCGGCGCTAATGATCGTCTGCGGTCGCCCGGCGATACCTGGCATCTCTGTCGCCCACCAGCCGATCAAAGCCGCCATCCCATATGACTTGCCGTTCTGTCTCGCCACGCTCACCATAGATTCGGCGTGCACCAGTTGGCCGTCGGCGTCATGCTGTAACTGGCCGTCCAGCGCGAGCCTTTGCCACGGCATCAGTTCGCCGGGCAGATTGCGTTCAGCCCAAGCCGCCACAAGAGGGCCGAAACTCTCGTGCCCCAACTCGGCGCTGACCAGTCTCGGCTCAATCCGGCCAATGATCTGCGCATCACAGCCGATCGCCTCACATCCCGGCGCATCGCTGTGAACCCTTTGGGATA